CAAGGCCCAAAAATACCGTGATAAAATAAATTAAAAAAAGTGCCTGTATGGGGTTGTATTATACATTATAGGGTGCTATATAATGGGTATGCCAGCAACCGCTGGCGGTTAACGGGGCAAGGCCCCACCATTTAAAGGGTTAAAAAAATGGCACAAGCAAATACCACTACCGCACCAAGTAACACGGTTGTTACAGGTGCTACACTTAAAGGCCCACTACTTACCAAAACAGGGGCATTTAATTATGCAGCTGTAAACCAATGGCTAGCTACCCACGCTGGCGGCAACCCTAACAACGTTGCAATAGTACCATGCAACGGCGTTACCTTTGCTAGTTTTACAATGGGCAAAGGCGGCAAGGCCCCTAGTAAAACGCTAGGTGGTTTTAATGCCAAGCAATACGGCGTGCGCCAAACTATGTTATGGCACGCACTTAATGGCCAGCTAACATTAGGTGCTTGGTTAAACGCCTGTAAAAGCAAGGGCGCGTTGGGTATACCAAGCGGCGGCCAAAGTGCGGTAAAACCTATTGTTTTACTGGCATTGCTTAACGGCGGGTTTAGCCGTAGCGCAAGTACATGGGGCGTACCACAAGTACAGCTAGTAGTTAAGCCACAAACCAAGGCCCCTAAAAAGTAGGGTTTTAATTTGGGGCGGGTTTTTTACCCGCCCCTTTTTTATAAGGTACCCCTAAAATTTAACTGGGCAAAAACCGTGCCAACTTTGCGGCCCCCCCTGAGAACAAAAGGGTGGTATTAGTAGCACCCTTTACCCTGTTCCGAACATTTCTACATGATCCAAAAACATTTCACAAAAAGTCAACTATATGAGTCCTTAAACAGTTGACCTACCCCCCTTTATTGTTGTTATTGATTATAGGTTCATTGTCCTTGAAAAATTTTCGATATATAAGAAATTATTGAATATTGAGGAGAAATGTTTTGTTGGTTGAAAATGATTTTGAAATTTGTGAAAAGTGTGGTTGTGAAAAGAACCCTTTGGGAAACCATTATGTAGGAGGACATTTGCAGTGTGCTTGTGGAAAAAACATAGATGAGTGTTGCCAAGGAGAGGTTGCTAATGAGTTGAGTGATTAGTTTATAATGGATAGTGGTTTAGAGTATGTTCCTGAGGAACATTTGAAGAAGTTTGCTACGTTATTGGACCGTGCGAGTTATTTGAGTAAGACTGAAGCTGCGCAGAATGATTTTATGACGTATTGTAAAATGGTTTGGCCTGAGTTTGTGAATGGTCGCCACCATGGAATTATGGCTGAGAAGTTTAATCGTTTGGCTACTGGTGATTTAAAGCGTTTAATTGTGAATATGCCCCCCCGACATACGAAGAGTGAGTTTGGAAGTTATTTGCTGCCTTCGTGGTTGATGGGTAAGAGGCCTACGTTGAAGATAATGCAGACTACGCATACTGCGGAGTTGGCGTTTAGGTTTGGACGTAAGACGAGAAACCTGATGAATTCGCAGGAGTACCGTGGAATATTTGATGTGGAGTTGCGAGCGGATAGCCAAGCTGCTGGAAGATGGGAAACTTCTAAGGGTGGTGAATATTTTGCGGCTGGAGTTGGTGGAGCGGTGACGGGCCGTGGTGCGGATTTGTTAATTATCGATGACCCCCATTCCGAGCAAGATGCTTTGTCCCCTACTGCGTTGGAACATGCGTATGAGTGGTATACTTCTGGGCCACGTCAAAGGTTACAGCCCGGAGGGAGTATAGTAATTATAATGACTCGTTGGGCAGAAAACGATTTGACGGGGAAGTTGTTGCGACAGCAAGCGCGAGATATATTGGCTGATAAGTGGGAGGTTGTGGAGTTCCCTGCTTTGATGCCCGAAACAAATAAACCGTTGTGGCCTGAGTATTGGAAGCAAGAAGATTTATTAGCGGTTAAGGGAAGTTTGTCTGTAGGTAAGTGGGAAGCGCAGTGGCAGCAGAACCCGACGAGTGAGGGAGCCGCGATACTTAAACGTGAGTGGTGGCAGGAGTGGAAGAAGGAGGATTTGCCTAATTTAGATTATGTGATGCAGTCTTATGATACAGCGTATAGTAAGAAGGAGTCTGCGGATTTTAGTGCTATAACAACGTGGGGTGTTTTTTATCCATATGATGGTGCTCCTGCGAATATATTATTGGTTGATGCGCAGAGAGGCAGATGGGATTTTCCGGACTTGCGTCGTAAGGCGTTAGAGGAGTATAAGTATTGGGACCCCGAGTGTGTGTTGATTGAGGCGAAAGCGTCGGGTATGCCGTTGACTCAGGAGTTGCGGAACATGGGCATTCCGGTACAGAATTACAGCCCGTCGAGAGGAAATGATAAACATACGAGAGTGAATTCTATTGCACCTTTACTAGAATCAGGATTAGTATGGGCTCCAGATACACGTTGGTCGGAAGAAGTTATTGAGGAGTGTGCGGCGTTTCCTGCCGGAGAGCATGATGATTATGTTGATACGGTGACACAGGCGTTGCGAAGATTTAGAGAGGGCGGTTTTATTCAACATCCGGAAGATTATGAGGATGAAGAGTCTGCCCCTAGAATGAGGAGTTACTATTAATGGCATTGTCTCCTAAGGTAAATAATGTAGATCGGGCGTTGATACAGGCTCCTGTAGAGGATATGAGTTTTGAAGAGGAGGATCTACAAGCTCAGCAGGATATGTTTTTTGATGGCGAGGTTGAAATTGTAGAAGATGATGATGGTGGGGTAGAAATAACTACAGGTATGGAAGAGGTTGTTTTTGGTGAGGAGCCAGAAAACTTTTACGATAATTTAGCGGAAAATTTAAAAGATACTACATTAGGTGAGGTTGCGAGTTATGTTACGTCTTCTGTAGAGGAGGATAAAAACAGCCGTAGTGATTGGGAAGATACTTATGTAAAGGGTTTGGATTTACTGGGTATGCGGTACGAAACTCGTACGGAACCGTTTGAAGGTGCAACTGGTGTTATCCACCCATTACTGAACGAGGCTATTACACAGTTTCAGGCATCTGCTTATAAGGAGATGTTGCCAAGTGGAGGCCCTGTCCGCGCGAATATTATTGGTATGCCTACTCCTGCGATAGAGCAACAGGCTCAACGTGTGCAGGAATACATGAATTACCAGATAATGTATGAAATGGAAGAGTACGAGCCTGAGTTTGACCAGATGCTTTATTACTTAGGTTTGGCAGGAAGTGCGTTTAAGAAGGTTTATCGTGATGAAATGCTAGATAGGCCAGTAAGTAAGTTTGTTCCTGCTGAAGAAGTGATTGTTCCATACATTGCTACGGACTTACAGTCGGCAGAACGTATAACACATGTTATAAAAATCTCACAAAATGAGTTGAAGAAGTTACAACTTTCTGGTTTTTACATGGATATGGAGGGGGAAAGCAGTGCTTCTTCCTCTACGGATGAAGTTCAATCAGCTTATGATGATATAGAAGGCATAAGCCCTACATATAATGATGAACAGTTTACTTTGTACGAATGTCATTGTTTCTTAGACCTAGAAGAATATGCAGATAAGGGAGAAAATGACGAAGAAACAGGTTTAAAACTGCCTTATATCGTAACTGTATGTAAAGATACAGGGGATGTATTGTCAATTAGGCGTAATTACCTACAAGATGACCCAAATAAAGATAAAATTCAACATTTCGTGCAGTATAAATTTACTCCAGGACTTGGTTTTTATGGTTTTGGGCTGATACATTTGCTTGGCAACTTGTCTCGTACGGCAACGGCTAATTTACGCCAGTTAATTGACTCAGGAACGTTGGCAAATATGCCCGCAGGGTTTAAAGCTCGCGGTTTGCGGATTGCAGATGAGCAAAACCCGTTGAGTCCTGGAGAATTTAGGGATGTTGATGTTCCTGGAGGAGATTTAAAGGCGTCTTTGATGCCATTACCGTATAAAGAGCCGAGTGCTACCCTGTTTCAGCTTATGGGTTTTGTTGTTGAGGCCGCGCAACGCTTTATTGGTACGACTGATATGGGTGTTGGTCAGGGTAACCAAGAAATGCCAGTTGGTACGACCATTGCGTTACTTGAGCGAGGAAGCCGTATAGTTTCAGCGGTGCATAAACGGCTACATGCGTCATTAAAACATGAATTAAAGATGTTAGGAGCGTTATTTGCCCAAGATCCACGGCCTTACCCTTACGATACAGGTGTAGATGGGCAGATAAAAAGCCAAGATTTTGATGGTAGGATAGATATACTACCAGTAAGTGACCCGAACATCTTTAGTATGTCACAAAGGGTTGTTTTAGCTCAAGAGCAGTTAAAATTAGCGGTAGCGGCCCCCGATATGCACAATTTGTATGAGGCATACCACCGTGTGTATGAAGCGTTAGGTGTGAATAATATAGACCAAATACTAAAACCGGAACCTGAACAACGTCCCATGGATCCTGCTATGGAAAACATGGAAACAAGTAATGTTGCAAATGGACAGGGTACATTACAGGCGTTTCCAGAACAGGACCACGATGCTCATATTGCGGTGCATCTAGCATACATGAATAGTAAAGTAGCGCAGATACAACCACCTGTTGCGATATTGTTAGAAAAACATATATACGAGCATTTAGGGTTAAAAGCGAAAGTTGCTGTTCAACAACAAATGCAGGGGCAACAAGTACCGCCAGAGCAACAGGAAGCTATGGTTGCCCAGATGCAAGCACAGTTATTTGCTCAGTTTCAACAATCACAACCACCTGCACAAGACCAAGACCCATTAGTGCAGATAAAACAGCAAGAGTTGCAGTTGCGTGAACAGGAAATGATGGCAGACCAACAAATAGATCAAAGGAAATTAGCACTTGACCAACAACGGCAACAGCAACAGTTCCAGTTAGGTCAAGATAGAATTAACAGTACAGAAGATATTGCTCAAATGCGAGCGAGGATAGCACAACAGAAAAATGCAAATACTAGAGGTTGATAGGTAATGTCCTATCTTATTAGTAATATTCCGCACTTTAATTGTTGGGTGCGGAAAGAATTTACTTGCAACCATACCAATTATCATGGTGAGTTTCTTCATGCTATTGCTATTGCTGTAAATACAATACCCGATAGGTCGTTAAGTTTTCAGGTTGTTTTTACAGGTTGTGAAGAGCTTGAAGGTAATGATATGGGGCAAAACTTACATGGTGGAGCTATGTGGGCAAGGATGCCAATAGAAGGTTTAGTTGCCGATATACCTGTAGAAGAGTGGCCTGAACCTATGTTAGACCATTTGTGTCAACCTTGGGATTGCGAATCTAGAGAGCATAGTGTAGTTGTTATGGATAGAGTGAGTTCTTCGCCTTGGCTTTGTAAAATAGATGGTGAATTTTACACAGGTAAGTATATGTTTACGGTAGATTATACAGGAAACGATATAGCAGATGACCCTGCACAACATAAACAATCTCATGTAATTTACCTTACCGATGCAGGTAGTTGGACAGGTAATTTTGTAGCATTGCCCAATAATAGAGTGCGAGCTACGAGTCCTGCTTTGTGGAGAACAGGGGAAGGTGCGCCAGATTTTGCTCCTTCACAATGGGTGCATTCTGCAGAAGGGCATGATTCTTACTTAGACCCTATTACTACTTTTAATAATTTATATTCAGAAGGTAAAAAGAAAGGGAAGAAAAAATGACCCCTATAAAAGATATGGATGGCGATGGTAACATCGATGCAGATGATATCGCTTTACAAGAGGCAAGCGATGCTCATGATAAACAAGAAACGCAGAGGTACATGGCTATTTGCGCTTTTGTATTGATGGTTTGTATTACAATCCTCATGTGTACGCCTATTGTTCCTGAAGCAAGAGTAACTGCGCTAAGTGGGCTGATTAGTTCTATGTATTTTGCTCTCGCTAGTCTTTGCGGAGCATATATGGGATTTACAACATGGGCGAATAAAAAATGATAAATTTATTAGGCTCTTTAGTCCAACCAGTTACAGGACTGCTTGATAAATTTATAGAAGATAAAGATCAAAAGAACCAACTTGCCCATGAAATATCTACAATGGCAGAACGCCATGCCCAAGAGCTTGCCAAAGGTCAGCTTGAAATAAACAAGGCAGAGGCACAAAGCAGGAATGTTTTTATAGCAGGATGGCGTCCATTTATTGGTTGGACATGTGGTGTTGCAATGGCTTACAACTATGTAATCCACCCCATACTGATGTTTACATTAGCACAATTTAATTACTTAGTTGCTATCCCTGCGTTAGACCTAAGTGAAATGATGCCTGTGTTGATGGGAATGTTAGGGTTAGGTGGTTTGAGAAGTTTTGAGAAATACAAGGGGATTTCTAAATAATGTTTATGCTATCAACAAGAAGCAATGAACGATTAGAGGGTGTAAACAGCACTTTAGTCAAAGTTGTGAAAAAAGCAATTACAGTAACTACAGTAGATTTTGGTGTTATTTGTGGTAAACGAACAATAGAAGAGCAAGAGTCTTTATTTGCTAAAGGTGCAACAAAAACGATGAAGTCTAAACATTTAGACGGCAGAGCAGTAGACCTTATGGCTTATATTGATGGACGTGCTTCTTGGGAGTTAAGCGTTTACGATGAAATTGCTGATGCTATGGCAGAGGCATGTCGTGAACTTAACGTCGTCGTCCGTTGGGGCGGTGCATGGACTACAGCAAATATTGCTGCATGGGAAGGTACAATGGAAGAAGCTATGATGAACTATATAGACATTCGTAGGGGAGAAGGCAAAAGGCCGTTTATAGATGGCCCTCATTTTGAGTTAATGTAATGTCGGACCTTTACATCTACGAAAAAATGTTGAAGAATGTCCGTGAACGGCAAAATGTAGTACAAGATGCTCTTTGTTTTGGGCCTGTACCAGATTTTACTGCATTCAAGGAACTCCGAGCGAGGCTTGGGGAACTTGCTATAACTGAACAGGATCTTAAAGACCTGCTAGAAAAGGTAACTGATGATGACTAAGACACTACTTGTTCCCGATCATTATGTGGACAAAAAGCCAAAAGCCCCCCCAAAAGAAAAGAAAAAAGTTGGAGCTTTAGAACAAGCGTATGTTCGCGCGGAAGACCGTTTTTTAGACCCTTCAAAAATATCTGGTAGCGCATTAGGAAGATTGCCTCAACCTACAGGATGGCGAGTATTGTTACTCCCCTACCAAGGTAAAAAGCAAACTGATGGAGGCATTATCGTACCAACAGAAGTTAGAGAAAGAGAAGCATTAGGTACTGTTTGTGGATATGTACTTAAAGTTGGCCCTTTAGCTTATTTAGATACAGATAAGTTTGGTGAAAACTCAGAGCCTTGGTGCAAAGAAGGTGATTGGGTTATTTTTGGAAGGTATGCAGGAAGTCGGTTTAAAATAGAAGGGGGTGAAGTTCGTCTTCTTAACGATGATGAAATCATTGCTCGTATAACTGACCCTGACGACATACTGCATTTTTAGGACGGAGTAGAAAATGGCTGAAGCACAACAAGAAATAGAATTTGAAGAATCTGAAAACGAAGAAAATGTTGAAGTAGACCTTTCAGAAAAACAGGAGCAATCTGATGTTGAAGTTGTTGATGACGCACCTGAAGAAAAAGATTCTTCTGAGTTAGAACAGTATAGTGAAGGGGTACAAAAACGTATAAGCAAACTGACGGCAAAAATGCGAGAAGCAGAACGTCGTGAAAAAGCAGCGTTAACATTTGCTCAAGCAACAAAACAAGAACTTGATGATGTTCGTAGAAAAACAAGTACATTAGATAATTCTTATGTAGCAGAGTTTGAAAACAGAGTAACGGCTGAAAAAGAACTTTGGAAAAGCACACTGAAAGAGGCTATAGATCGTGGAGATATTGATGCACAGGTTGAAGCTCAAGGTAAACTTGGCGAGCTTGGTGTACACACTGAACGATTAGCTCAAGTAAAAACACAAAGAGAGCGACAGGCACAACAGCCACAACAGCCACAACAACTTACTCCATACCAACAACAGTTAGCAAAAACGCCTCCCCCACCAGACCCTAAAGCCTCTGATTGGGCATCTAAAAACGAATGGTTTGGTACGGATGAGCCTATGACATTAACAGCATTTAGTATTCATAAAACGTTGGTTGATACTGAAGGGTATGACCCACAGAGCGATGAGTATTATAATGAAGTTGATAGAAGAATGCGAACAGAGTTCCCACATAAGTTTGGAACCGCCCCTGCTCGTAACCGTAATTCTGGTCCTGCGGTTGCTAGTGCAAACCGTGGTTCGACCAGATCAAAGCAACAAAAAATCAAACTTACAAAATCTGAGGTTGCTATTGCTGACAAACTCGGTGTAAGTTATGAACAATATGCGAGGCAAAAGCAACGCCTCCAAACATCGTGAGGATAACTATGTCTGAAAGAAGCCCACGCTCTTCCCAATCAAGGGAAAAAGAAAGCCGAATTAAACCTTGGCGACCCCCGTCTCAATTAGACGCACCACCACCCCCAGAAGGCTATCATCATCGTTGGATCCGTGAAACTGTTATGGGTTACGACGATAGAAAAAACCTTTCTGCCCGCCTTCGCGAAGGCTTTGAACTTGTTCGCGCTGATGAGTATCCAGATTTTGAAGCCCCTACAGTACAAGATGGCAAACATGCCGGAGTAATAGGGGTTGGCGGTCTGATACTTGCAAGGTTTCCTGTTGAAACAAATAAACAACGGAACGATTATTTCAAAAACAAAACAGATGATCAAATGAAAGCCGTTGATAATGATTTGTTAAGGGAACAACATCCATCAATGCCTATTAGTAAACCTGATAGGCAGTCTCGTGTAACCTTTGGTGGATCCGATAATGGATCCGATTCTTAATCTTTTATAGGAGAAAAACTCATGGCGAACATTGATTCCCCATTTGGTCTTCGTCCACATAACAAGATAGGGTCTACACCGAACGGCAATGGATTGACGCCTTATAAAGTACAAATTCCTGGAGTAGCAGGTTCATCAAGCGCAATATATCAAGGCGATATGGTGATTCCTCTTACAAACGGTCTTGTAGATGTAAGTGCGGCAGACGGTGGTTCGGTAGCGATTCTTGGTGTTATGGGCGGTTGTCAGTATACTGCTTTAGACGGAACGCCTACTTTTAATAACTACTATCCTGGAACAGCATCTCTTAAATCAGGCACAGAAGCGACTGTGTTTATTTATGATGATCCTATGCAAGTGTTTGAAATATCGTGTGATGCAACGCTAACTAATCTAGCAACTGCAACAGCACTAATTCATTCTAATGCTGAGGGTGCAGGTTTTGGTTCTACAACAGGGAGTGCTAATATTTCTATTGGCGAGCTTTCTGTAGCTACAGCAGGAGCTACTACTGCAACAGATAACTTCAGAATCGTCGGATTTAAAGACGTAGAAGGTATTGATTATGCGGCAGCAGGTGTTATTGCTTTAGTTAAGTTGAACCTTCCCTTCCATGTAGCTACAACCGGAATCTAAGGAGGATATGATATGGCTATAGCAAGATCTCAACTCCTTAAAGAGCTTGAACCCGGACTTCATGCGCTTTTTGGATTGGAATACGATCGGTATGACAATGAACATGCTGAAATTTTTGAAACGGAATCTTCAGACAGAGCGTTTGAAGAAGAGGTAATGTTATCAGGGTTTGGTAGCGCACCAGTGAAAGGCGAAGGACAAGCAGTTTCTTTTGATACTGCCAACGAAGCTTACACTGCTCGTTACACCCATGAAACAATTTCCCTTGCGTTTGCGATAACTGAAGAAGCTGTAGAGGATAACCTCTATGACCGACTTAGCTCTCGTTACACAAAGGCATTAGCTCGTTCCATGGCAAACACGAAGCAAGTTAAAGCAGCCGCTGTTCTAAACAATGCGTTTGACAGTGGTACTACTTATGGTGATGGAAAAGAGCTTTGTGCTACAGACCATCCAACTGTAGGTGGTGGTAACTTTGCTAACGAGTTAGCGACAGCAGCTGACCTTAACGAAACATCACTAGAGCAGTCTCTTATAGACATTTCTGCTTTCATTGATGAGCGTGGGTTGAAAATTGCTCTGCAAGGCCGTAAGATGATTATTCCACCTGCACTTCAGTTCGTAGCTGAAAGGTTGATGGCTTCTAATCTTCGTACGGGAACAGCAGACAATGATATAAACGCTGTTCGTAATATGGGAATGCTCCCAGAAGGTTATGTGGTAAACCACTTCCTAACCGATACGGATGCGTTTTTCATTAAAACAGATGCTCCTAACGGCTTTAAACATTTTGAGCGTAGCGCAATCAAAACTTCTATGGAAGGTGATTTTGATACAGGTAATGCTCGTTATAAAGCTCGTGAAAGATACAGTTTTGGGGTTTCAGACCCTAGGTGTGTGTTTGGTTCTCCAGGAGCCGCTTAATATTAAGGGGGGATTATTCCCCCCTTTTTTATTTAAACGTGAAAATTGTTTCACGTGAAACATCAACCCCCTTGTGCAAGGGGGTTTTTTTGTGTACGGTAACTTATCCCTGACAGTTGCATCGTGTAACTGACACTAGCCAAGACAGGAGAAACACATATGGCTAATACTACTTTCTCAGGACCAGTGCGTTCTGAAAACGGTTTTTCAGATATAACTAAAAATACAACAACAGGTGCTGTCACAAGCACTATGACTCTACAAACATATGAAGCAACAATCACCGTTGCAAATGGTGCTACTACGGGTAAAGAAGCGGCTATTGGTATTCCTTCTAACTTTATACCGATGGGCGTCACTGTAGCAGTAACTACTGCATCAACAAACGCTGTTAATCTAAATGATATTGGTACAGATGCAGATACAGACGGTTATGTAGATGGTATTTCTGCCGCTGTTAATTCGGTTGGGTTTAAAGGATTTTTTGGGTGTAATGGTGTTCTTGGCATGTCTGGTTATACTACTGCGGCTAGTGGTGCTACAGCAGATGAAGTTGAGTTAGTTGTTTCTGGTGATCCTGGAAGTGATACAGTAATTGTTTTGAAATTTTTCGGGATTTCTAGCTCGTCTGATGCTTCATAAGGAGAGGTCTAAATGGCAAACTCAGATGTACAAGCTAAACGTCTGACAGGGACGGGTGCGGCCTCTACTGGTCGTGCTCGGCTACGTCAGGTACAAGTTTTGGTAGCCGCAGGAGCAGGTCGTTTAACTTTTTCTGATGGCAATGGAGGTTCAACCCTTTTAGATTTAGATTTCACAGCAAGTCAAACACACTCTGTAAACATTCCAGATGAAGGGGTGTTGTTTACCTCAGATGTGTATGTTGCTACGGCGACAAACATTACTGCTATGACTATATTTTATGCGTAAGGAACCCTATGGCTACTACGAAAGATGTCAAAAGAAGCCCGTCTGGTAGAATTACTTACCGTGGAATGTCTTTTTCAGGTTTTAATAAACCGAAAAGAACACCAGATGGGCCAAAGAAGTCAGCTGTTCTAGCTAAAAAAGGTAACGAGATAAAGTTAGTGCGGTTTGGAGACCCTAATATGTCTATTAAAAAAGAACAACCTGCTAGAAGAAAATCATTTAGAGCAAGGCATAATTGCGCTACTGCAAAAGATAAATTCAGTGCGCGATATTGGTCGTGTAAGGCATGGTAGCTATGGATGCAAAAGAAGTGTTGAAATTGCTAGAAAAGCATGAAGCAGAATGCAACAGAAGATACTCTCATATAGAAAAAGTTTTAGATAAGTTAGATTTAAGAATGTGGGGTATCGTTATTTTAATTATCGGTGCGGCTGCTTTAGATAAATTAGTTTGATGACTATTTCGAGGAAACAAATGGCACAACAAATTAAAAAATCTGGACGCAAAAAACCTCCTGGACTTTATGCTAATATCAATGCAAAAAGAAAAAGGATAGCTGCAGGAAGCGGTGAAAAAATGCGTAAAAAAGGAGCTCCTGGAGCTCCTGCAAGAGATGCGTTTGCAAAAATTAGACAATCAGAAAACCGCAAAAAAAGGAGAGCATAATGGCTGCTAAAACTAAGAAGAAAAGCCCACCAGTACCTAGATCAAGAGCAGATGCTTTAAAACAAAAAAAGATGGATCAAATGTCTCAAGACAATGCAGATGATTTGAGAGATCCTAAAACAGGCAAAATGCCTAAAAAGAAAGATAAAAAAGAACCAATGAAAAAACGATATGGCGGTAGCGTTAAGAAAATGGCTCGCGGAGGCAAGGTTAAGAAAATGGCCCGTGGCGGTATGGTCAAAGGCCCTTACAGTTAAGGTGTAGTTTATGGCAGTTTCTGGTTCTACTGATTTTGAGCTTGATGTAGCTGAGTACGTCGAGGAAGCATTTGAAAGATGCGGCCTCGAAGTGCGTACAGGTTGGGACCTCACGAGTGCGCGTAGGTCTTTAAATTTATTGTTTGCTGATTGGGCTAATAGAGGCTTAAACAGATGGACAATAGAGCAAGCTACTTTGCCTCTTGCATCAGGAATTGCTATTTACCCTGCCGGAACGCTTACTATGACCGTTGCAGCTAGTGGCTCTTTTTCAGTAGCAGAAACAATAACAGGGGGTACTAGTGGAGCTACAGCAAGTATTACGAGTATTCGCTCTTCTACTGCTATAGATATTACAATACCTGAAGGAACATTTGTTGCAGCGGAAACGATAACAGGTGCAACAAGTGGGGCAACCACCACCGTTTCCGCTGCTATTTCTTTAACACCCATACAGTCAACTATTGATGTATTGTCTGCTGTTATTAGAACAGGAACAGGTTCAGGCCAAACAGATGTTGCTATAAGTAGAATTAGTAGAGATGCTTACATCAACATTGCTACTAAAAACAGTACCTCACGACCCACACAATTTTATGTGGATAGGTTAATTACTCCCTCTATAAAACTGTGGCCTACTCCAGATAATAATACTTACACATTAGTATATGATAAATTAACTAGAATAGATGATGTAGATAACCCACAAAATACGGTAGATGTACCTTTTAGGTTTTACCCCTGTTTGTCTGCAGGATTAGCTTATTACATTTCTCTTAAACGCGCTCCGCAACGAACTCAAATTTTAAAAGCAGTATATGAAGAAGAGTTTGAAAGAGCAGCCGCTGAAGATAGAGATAGAGCAAGCCTAAGTTTAACCCCTAGTCGCGACTACTATACGTTTATACGATGAAGTATGTATCTGGAAAATACGCAAAAGCAATTTGTGATCGTTGTGGGTTTGAGTACCCATATACTTCTTTGCAAAAAGAGTGGAACAATTTGAAAGTATGTCCTGAGTGTTTTGAACCTAAACACCCACAATTAGAACCACCCCCACCTCCTTTTGAACCAGAGGCATTGTATGACCCTAGACCAGATAGGGCTGAAGGGTTAGATGTTTTTGTTGGGCAGGAAATATTTCCACCTTTGAAAATTGCTTCCACACATGCAATTACTTCTATTGGTAAAGTGGAGGTTGTTATTTCATGAGTTTTACCTACACAACATTAAAAGAAACGTTACAAAACTATACGCAAAATACGGAAAGTACGTTCCTTAATTCTATGGATATGTTTATTCGTTTAGCAGAAGAGCGGATATTAAAATCTACTCAGTTAAATGTTTTTCAAAAAAATGTAACAGGGGATTTATCTACAGGTAATGCGTATCTAGCTGTTCCTAGCGATTTTTTATCCCCACATTCTTTGAGCATTACGAACAGTAGCTCATATGAATATTTACAGTTTAAAGAGTTAGAGTTTGTTCAGTCTTACAACCCTAATGCGGCAACAACAGGTGTTCCTAAATATTATGGACAGTTTGATGTAAATTATTTTGTTTTAGCCCCTACACCGAATGATACTTTTACGGCTAATTTGAGTTATTTTTACAGACCTCTCAGTTTAACTGAAAGCTCTTACTTGGTAAGCATGAGCGATGTTTCAGGTACTTTTGTTATAGGCGAAACAATAACGGGAGGTACAAGTGGACAAAGCTCACCTATATCGGTTGTAGATACAGCTACAAGTATCACTGTTAGGATACCGAGCCAGAACTATACAGTGGGTGAAACTGTAACAGGAGGTACAAGTGGCGCAACTGGTGTGATAACTTCATTGGGTGCAGATACTACTAATAGTTGGCTTAGTGAAAACGGAGAAATAGCATTGTTGTATGCTTCTCTTTCTGAGTGTTACCTTTTCATGAAAGGCGAACAGGATATAATGACTATGTATAATCAAAGATACGCAGAAGCAATTAGTCGGTTGAAAAACATGGGTGAAGCGTTAGAAGTTACTGATGATTATTCTGCAGGATATATAAAGAAAGCTAGGACATAATGTTTACAGATAGTTTAAAACTACCTGATGATTTTGCGGTAGAGGTGCATACAACTAATAATAGGGGGGCTTCTCCTGAAGAGGTAGCTTCTCGATGTGTTAAAAAACTAGTTTTTGTTTCTGACAAAGCAGAACCTGCGATAAGAGAGCAAGCTCGTGCATTTAGTGTTCATATTGAGAAAGTGATTGCTTCTTACATGAAACAGGCGGTACAAAGTGATAGAACAACTGTTTTTAACGCTTTAGTAGACGCAGGACACCCAGAACTAGCGGAACTTATAAGGAGACTTTAATATGGCGTTTAGTGGGAATTTTATGTGTACCTCTTTTAAAAAAGAGCTACTTTTTGGCGTACATGATTTTGATACCTCTGCTTCAGGAGATACATTCAAACTCGCATTGTATACAAATAGTGCTTCTTTCAACGCAGCTACGACTGCATATACTACAGGTAATGAAGTATCTGGCACAAACTACAGTGCAGGGGGAGGAACGCTTAACTCAGTAGACCCTACTACTTCTGGAACAACAGCGTTAGTAGATTTTGATGATTTAGTTTTTTCAAACGTTACTCTTTCTGCTGTTAGGGGTGCATTAGTTTATAATACTAGCCCTGATACTACTTCTATTTCTGTTACTAACCCTACCGTATTAGTTTTAGATTTTAGTGCAGATAAAGCGGCAAGTTCTGGCGATTTTACCATTGTTTTTCCTACCGCTGATGCTTCAAATGCGATTATTCGGATTGCTTAAATGGCCGATGCAGTTGTTCCATATCTAGGTTGGGGGAGCCTTAGTCAAGCGTGGAACACGCAGTCGTGGAATACGGAAATAGTTCTAAATAAAACGGTTACCGTAGTTTCTACGGGAAGCGGAAATAAATATTTTATAGGAGGCGTTCAACAAATCACTCTTGTTTTAGCAAGAGAAAAAACGTATGTATTTGATGTATCTGACTCCTCTGTTAGTGGTCATCCATTCCGATTTTCTACTACTTCTGATGGTACACATGGAGGTGGGTCAGCTTATACATCAGGGGTAACTGTTAACGGAACCGCAGGACAATCAGGGGCAAATGTTACCTTTGCTGTTCCACATGATGCTCCCAATACGCTCTATTATTATTGCACTAATCATAGTGGTATGGGCGGTTCAGTAACGATGTATAATATATCTGTAGTGCCTGTAGGAAGAATGGCAACAGGGGGTGCAGGTTCTGTTTCAGGTGCAAGTACGGTTACCATAACCACCACAGATATTGTTGGTACAGGAGGAGTAGGTACTGCTAATTTAGATGGAACAGCTACAGTCACTGTTTCAGGTGTTGCAGGTACAGGAGGGTTGTCTGCAGTTAGTGTAGAAGGAGATGCAAACTTTTCTATAAACGTTGCTAGTCTCTTTGCTACCGGAGCAGTTAATAGTGTTAATGTAACAGGAGATGCAAATATTCCTATTGATGTCACAGGATCAGGTGCGGTTGGTATTGTGGGAGTAGGGTTTGTTTGGGGATTAAATGTACCTGACCAAGAACCTAATTGGAAAGAAATTGCAGCATAAGGAGTTAATATGAGCACATATGTAAACAATTTAAGATTAGAAGAAATAGGCTCAGGAGAGCGTTCTGGAACGTGGGGAACAGCAACAAACACTAATTTAGAGCTGATAGGTGAGGCTTTTGGTTATGGTACAGAGGCATTAAGTAATGCGTCTACAGCTACGATTACAATGGCAGATGCAACTTCTGATGGTGTAAGATCTTTTTATCTTAAACTTACAGGGGCGTTAGGACAAAACTGTACCGTTACGTTAGCTCCTGATACTGTTTCTAAAATATGGATAATTGAAAACGCTACTACAGATTCAGGTTCTAGTGGCCCTTACTCTACTATTATTAAACAAGGAAGTGGCGGCGGTGCTTCAGTTACGATTCCAAACGGCAATGTAAAGGTAATTGTTACAGATGGTGGAGGTTCTGGTGCTATTGTTTATGATGCTTTTACTGATGTAAGTTTAGCAGGAACGACTAAAGCATCTACATTAAGTGCTTCCACAGCTATTGTCCCTGATACTTCTGGGGGAGCTGATATAGGAACAGCTTCTTTAGAGTGGGGTGATGTTTATATAGCTGATGATAAACAAATCAAATTTGGTAGTGGTCAAGATGTCACTATGGAATATGATGAAGATGGGACAGATACCTTACTTATAACAGGAGCAACAACTATAAATGGGAATGCAACTATAGCAGATGGAACTAATAATTTTACAGTTGCGTCCCATGATGGTAGTAATGGATTAGTATTAGGTTCTACTCTAGTTACTGTCACAGGAGCAGAAATAAATTCTGTAACTAGTAAAGCAAGTACAGGAAAAGCGATCGCAATGGCAATGGTTTTTGGTTAAAAGGAGATAAAAGATGGCAGCACCTAATATTGTCAATGTCGCTACGATCACGGCAAAGACAGCAACAGCATTATTAGCAGGAACAGGAGCAGTAAATGCTTTGAATAACCCTGCATCATCTGGCAAGGTAATGAAAGTTAATAGCTTGATTATATCTAACGTAGATGGTACAAACTCAGCTACCATAACTGTAGCAATATATCCGAATGACGATTTAGCAGGAACAGCAGTAGTTATTGCTTCTACTATAGCAGTACCCGCAGATTCATTTGTAGTTATTATAGATAAAAATCAAGGGTTGTATTTAGAAGAAGATAAATCCCTTGGTGTTACAGCAAGTGCAGCTAACGATTTAACATATACAGTTACTTATGAAGAGCTTTCATAGGAAGTTAAATGAGATTTGTCGGTGACATAGCAGAAGACGCTGAAGTACGAGCTCTTGCTAGTGGTGCAATAACAGATGGTGAACCTGTTATCGTAAACTCTACTGGTACTGTTAGTGGTATTATTACACCATCATCCCAAGCATTAGGAACTGCTGTAGTTTTTAATGAAGCAGATACAACAGATGGAAATTCTGTATTCGATCCAGATACAAATAAAATTATTTGGGCAGGTAGAGATGAGGGAAACTCTAATTACGGTACAGCTATAGTTGCAACAATTGATCCTTCTGATAACAGTGTAAGTTTTGGGTCAAAAGTTGTTTTTAATTCAGCCGCTTCTAGTGAAACTGATATTACATACGATACTAACTCTAACAAAGTTGTTATTGCATGGGCAAATGGTACATCAAATGCTCAAGCAATCGTAGGCACGGTATCGGGTACGTCTATTAGTTTCGGTTCTGCTGAAACATTTAATGCAAGAACTTCAAAACTTGCAATTGCTTTCGATAGCAATAGTAACAAAGTAGTCATAGCGTATGAAGATTTCAGTAATTCTAAACATGGCACTGCTATTGTAGGAACGGTGTCTAGTACTTCTATTTCATTCGGTTCAGAGTCTGTATTTGAAAGTGCAGAAACAGGGGAAATGGATATTGCTTTTGATAGCAATGTAAATAAAATGTTAATTGTTTATAAAGATTCAGACAACAGCAGTCATGGTACGGCTATTGTAGGAACGGTGTCTGGCACTTCTATATCCTACGGTTCCGCTGCTGTTTTTCATGCTGCTGCTACCGATTCATTTAATAAAGGCACTGTTTTTGATACGAATAGCAATAAGTTTGTTATAACTTATAATGACTCTTCAAGTGGCTCTGATGTGGGTACAGCAAAAGTAGCAACTATAAGTGGAACTAGTGTTAGTTTTGGCTCTGCTTCCGTAGTTCCTACTGCTAAAAGCCCATTTAATAATTCTTTTGATTCTACAAATAATAAAATAATTCTTTCTTATAAAGATACAAACAGTAAAGGAAGTACTTGTATAGGAACAATATCAGGTACGAGTATTAGTTTCGGTTCTGCTGTTGTTTTTGAGAACAGTACTACAACTACCCCAAAAGGAAACGCATACGATAGTAACAGTAAAAGGGCTTTGTTTACCTTTCAAGATGGTGCAAACAGTGGGCATGGTACAGGAATAGTTTTATCTCCTGCAATAACAACAAATATAACAACCGAAAACTTCATAGGATTTGCACACGCAGCATATGCAGATGGACAAAAAGCTACTGTAAAAACTACTGGATCGATTGCTAGGAATATACCGCAACAACCATCTGCTTCTGACT